ATAAAGTATTTGGCGAAACTATTACTTCAAATGCAACGAGAATGAGTCAAACAATATATAAATATTGGATGATAACTGGAGTTAAAAGAAATATAGATTCGGTTGAGTTGAGTTTGTTTCAATTACACGATGTATCATAAAAAAGGATAAATAAATGGCAAATATGAATGTAAAGACACCAAGATTTTATGTAGATACAATTAATTATTTATTAAGCAGAGGTGTAGCACAAGATGGAGAATTTGATGTAACAGCAACTGGCGGTTCTG